GGCCCCGGACAGGATGGAGCAGAGGATAATCCAGACATCTATCTGGTAAGAGGACAAAGATATCTTTTTAAAATGAATGCGAGTGGACATCCATTCCAAATTCGCGTATCTAATGGTGGTTCGGCATATTCTGACGGTGTTACAAATAACGGTGCTCAAACAGGTAATGTAGTTTTCAATGTTCAACATGATGCACCTGCACACCTTTTCTACCAGTGCACGAGCCATGGTAGCATGGTTGGGAACATTTATATTGTTGGACAGCACTTAGCAAATGGTGCAAACAATCGAGTATTGACTGCAACAAGTGCTTATGGAATAAATGCTGAGTCAAATATGACCTTTGATGGAGATGATTTGACAATAAGTCATTCTGGATTAGCAGTAAATATTTTTGAGTCAACAGATAATCATTCTCGTTTAAGAATTAGATCTTCAGATGCATCACTGGGACAATTAGAATTTGCTGATCAAACTGATGCTGATGCTGGTGAGATTAGATACGATCATGCTAATGACAAAATGACTTTCCATGTTGGTAACAACGTAGCAAGAGTTGGCATAGATTCTACTGGAAATTTAGGTCTAGGCACAATATCTCCAGATTATAATTTGGATATTTCAAACTCTAGTGGTGAAGCCCAATTACGAATTGACTCTTCTGCTGGCAATCATGGAATGATTAGATTTTCACAAGCAGGAACTAATAAATCTTATATACAACACGTTAATGGAAATGATTTAGCCTTTGGGCCTGGCGGAACTGAAAGATTTCGCATCTCATCAGGTGGAACCATTACTACACCACACCAGTTTCATATTGAGGTACGAAGAACAAATGATCAAACAGGTTATGTTGCTAATGCAAGTTTTGGAGTGCCAATGATTTTTAATGATGTAATAACCACAAGAGGCACTACTAACTCTGCCTTAAATACAAGCACTGGAAAAATAACTGTTCCTGTGAATGGTGTCTATTTTCTAGAAGGATCTGTATTTACTTCTACTGGAAATTATTTTAGCCAAGCTTGGTTTACTGAGGGAACTTCAAGAATGCAAAACTCTGATCATACACAACCTAATGACCATAATAAAGTTCAAGCATCTGGAATGCATTATTTAAGTGCTAACACTGAAGTAGGATTTCATCCATATGGGAATTCTAATACTAGTTTAACATTGGGTGATTCTGTTTATCATACTTGGTTTAGAGTAACTTTAATAGGATAAATAACTAAAAAGTATAATGAGTATTTTAAGTGTAGATACAATATCACCAATCGGAAGTGGCACAACCTTGACTTTGAATGCTACAGAAACGAAGGTAGATAATTTTATAACGGTAGGAACTGGTGCGAGCGTATCATCTCCTTCTTCAAATGTGCTTACACTTGGAACTAATTCAACTGAAAAAGTTCGCATCGACTCAAGTGGTAGATTACTTTTAGGAACCACTATTGAAGGACATGCAGAGGCAGAAAATTTCACAATAGGTGGATCTGGTTCTGTTGGTATGACAATTCGATCAACGGATAGTAATTCAAGTAGGATATATTTTTCTGATGCCACATCTGGTGATGGTGAACAGTCAGGAGCATTAATTTATAGACATTCAACAAATGCTTTAGAAATTTATGCAAATGAAGCAGAAAGACTTCGCATCACATCAAATGGCAGTGTAGTTGTAGGAGGAGATACACCAGCAACAGTAGGACAGACACAACTTACTCTTAGAAGTAACAGTCAAGTTGGTTTATCGCTTTTATGTGGTGCGATACAAAACGCTACTATCACTTTTGGTGGTCTTGCTGATGGATACTCGTCTGGAGATTCTGGATATGATGATGGAAAAATAATGTATGATAATAGCAATAATCATATGCAGTTTAATACTGCTGGTGGTGAAAGACTTCGCATAACTTCTAATGGTAATGTAGATATTAATGGAACACCACCTTGGACTGTAACTGGTGGAAGCTATAAAAATCTTTCAATATCAGGCGATGATGCATCATCTTCTGGTTTCCTTTGGTTAGGAAATGGTGCTGCTGCTACTAATGCTGATTTTGACTTAGGCAGAGTCAATTTTGTTAATGGTGCAAATATAGTTGCTCAGATTAAAGGCAGCACACAAACAAGTGCTAATGATGACGGAAGAATTTCTTTCTGCACAAAAGCAACTGGAAGTAGTATATCAGAAAAAGTTCGCATCACATCTGATGGTAAAATAGGTATCAATGTATTAGATCCAGATAGTGATATTGAAATTAATAGAGGTTCTGAAGGAAAATATTTAACAATGGGTGGTGATGATGCTAATAATGGAAGAGGGTTATCATTCACCTCATCAACAGGTGGTACAGGTTCAAATGGTGCATTACATACTATTAATGCTAAATCAGGAAATGGTGCAATTGCTCTAGCTACAGCAGGATCAGAAAAATTTCGCGTAGACAAGGATGGAAATGTAACAAAACCATTAAATGCAATGTTCAAGGTGGTGAGAAGCAGCAGTCAATCGGTAAACAGTAATGGTTGGCACGTTATAGGATATAATAACAAAACAGCAACAGGTTGTTTTGATATAGGAAATAATTTCAATACATCAAACCATAGATTTACAGCACCTGTGACAGGATATTATCAGTTTGGATTAAATCAGAGAGTAGATGGTGGTAATGGCGATTATTTTAGAGTCGCATTTACAGTAAATGGTGCTACACCTAGTGGTCAATATCCTTATGGTCATGCGATATATCGTGATAGTGATGGATTTAGTTATTATACATTTTCTATAACATCTTTAATTTATTTGACAGCAGGGCAATATGTGAGAGCTGAAGCATATTCTTCTAGTGATTCGTCTTGGCAATTACAAGATGAAAGTCAATTTTATGGTTACTTAGTTGGATAATTGTTGAAAAAATTATAGTGTGCTATACTAAGAAAACATTAAAATTATAAATTACTATTTTAAGGGTTACATGAACTTTACCGTTTACTCAAGGAAAGGATGCGATTATTGTGAGAGAATAAAGACAGTGTTGAGGTTGACAGGTTGTACATATGTGGTCTATAATTTAGGAGAAGACTTTACAAGGGAAGAATTTATTGCAGAATTTGGAGAGGGATCTACATTTCCTCAAGTGTCTTGTGACGGAAAAAAATTAGGAGGATCAGTTGAAACAGTTAAATTCCTCAAAGAGCAACAAAAGGTTGCCTGATCCACTAAATAATACCAACATCCATTTCGATCGTGGGGTGGAACTCATTTTAAGAGGAGGTAAGAAGAAACCTAAAACCTTTCAAATACATTTTGATCGGTTATTTAATTTCTTTAAAAGAGAAATACAAATTAACTTTGCATTCTCATTGAATGTTAAAAAACTATCCTCCGGAGATAAAGATGACAGTAGAGATTAGTTTAGTCATAGGTTCTTTTGTTACACTATTATTCTTTCTTACAGGAATATTAATTGGTTGGACAGCACGAGAGTATATGAAAAACTATCGAGAAGTGCCAAGGCCACATCCCGAAATGTTTGATATTCAAGGAAACTTGATACCTGACGATATTGTTGCATTTAGATTTGAAAATTATGACAGCGAAAACAGCGAAGAAGACGACTTCCAAACCTAAAACAGTCAGAGTTGCGAAACTCCCAGAACTACCAAGAATGCCTTTCGTATTTGAAGTATTTGACCTAGCATCTAAGCAAAGAACAAAGGCAAAAAAGGTTGAGGTGCTCCAAAAATATGCGGAGTTATCAATCAAACAAGTATTGAAATGGAATTTTGATACGACTATTGTGTCTGCTTTACCAGAAGGAGAAGTTCCTTACACAGGCTATGATGAACAAAATAGTAAAAAGGTAAAACTTAGTCAGGCAATATCAGAAGAAGTTCGTCGTATGCATGAGGTTGGATCCTTTTCTTTAGGAGTCACTGATAAACAAGGACATACAACCATTCGTCGTGAATCAAAACATTTTTATCGTTTTGTGAAAGGTGGAGATGATCGTTTGAATCAGATTCGTCGTGAAACAATGTTCATTAATATTCTTGAGGGTCTGCATCCACTTGAAGCAGAGATCATTGTTCTTGTAAAGGATGGCAGATTAGAAGATAAGTATAGTATAAGTAAAGAGGTCGTATCAACTGCTTACCCTGATATTGTTTGGGGTGATGCGTAATGACAAAAACAGAAACTAAGAAGAAAGAAGTGTCTGAACCAAAACTAGATGGGACAAAATATTCATGTCAAGTAATACTTGAGAAATGTACACTTGAGCAGGCTCATGATAGGTCATTGCCAACTGATGCTAGACTCATTCGGTATAAGGTAGATGGTAAAGATTATATTGACGTAACGAGATCAGCAAAGGCATCAAATATATTTGACTTATACTTTGACACTTATGGCAAGGGTGCTCTTCAATCGATTGATTATGGAAAGGGAACCATCGCACCCGGTCAATGGGGTTACGTATCTCCTGCTGATGCCAAAAAGAAAAAGCGAAGATAGTTTCAAAATATGGCGAAAAAATATCCGGGCTATTTTTTGGTCTGTAGGGTTTTTTAAAAATGGAAGTATTTAACGTATTTCCCACAACAATTTATGTTGATAAAATGATTGATCATGATAGTTACAAAAGTAACTTTTATGATGTTTATCATAAATTTGATTATGAAGAGAATGATGTCAATAAT